GATGGTCGTAAGATTTATGTTAGAAGTGAACATGCCGCATTGAATACTTTATTGCAAGGAGGAGGTGCTATAGTTATGAAGAAAGGATTAGTTTTATTAGAAGACTTTCTCAAACTAAATAGTATTTCTTATAAGTTTGTAGCTAACATACATGATGAATGGCAGATAGAAGTACCTGAGGAAGTTGCTCATTTTGTCGGTGAACATGCAGTAGAAAGTTTGATTAAAGCAGGACAGCATTTTGATATGCGTTGTCCACTTGATGGAGAATATAAAATTGGAGGAGATTGGAGTGAAACCCACTAAGACATGTAGAGTTTGTGATGTTGTTTTAGTTGCAGGTAGTACAGCAACTAATCCTAAAGGTAACTGTTATCCTAGTAATATGAAATTAGGAAAACGCATTTGTAATTCATGTACCAAAGATTATATTAGGGAAAAGGAAAAAGAAAATCGCAAAGTAAAACAAGTAGGAGATAATCAGCATCTTAGAGATATGTTGGAAGGAGCTAGAGATCGAGCTAGAAAAAACAATATACCTTATGATTTAAGTATTCATGATTTAAGAAATCTAGTAACAGATAAATGTCCTATATTAGGAATTAAGTTTGAATTAAATAAACAAGGACAAGCTTGGGGTAAAGGTAAAGGTAAAAATAACTGGCAAACTTCCCCGTCTTTAGATAGAATAATACCTGAAAAAGGATATGTAAAAGATAATATTATTATTGTTTCGCTCATGGCTAACTCTATTAAGAACCAAGCAACACCAAAACAGATTTTAACAGTAGGTAACTTTTATAAAAAGTTATATAAAGAAAAAGGAATATCAAATGTCAGATAAAAAACTAGATAATGTAGTTCAAGATATCTATGATACAGTAGCTATATTAGGACGTGGTGAACCATTAGAAGTTAGTGAAGAACAATTAGATCAATACGCAGAGTTTATGAAAGAAGCTTTAAAAGATTGGCTGACTCCTCGTGCTAATCGAAAGCCTACACTAAGAATGTCAAATGTAGGTAAGCCATCCCGACAGTTGTGGTATGACATGAACTCAGATAAAGAACCTGTTGGTATTAGACCTGAGACTATGATTAAGTTTTTGTATGGGCATATACTTGAAAGGGTTGTCTTGTTCTTAACAGAACTTGCCGGACATGAAGTTACCGATGAGCAGAAAGAAGTTAAGGTTAGTGGTGTTCTTGGTCATATGGATTGTAAGATAGACGGTGAGGTTGTGGATATTAAATCTGCATCCGGATATGCATTTCAAAAGTTTAAGAATGGAACACTTGCACAGGACGATCCGTTTGGTTATATGTCTCAGATAGCAGGTTATGAACATTCAGAAGGAACAGATCAGGGAGGTTTCTTAGCTATCAATAAAGAGAATGGAGAATTAGCATTATTTAGACCGGAAGAACTTGACAAACCGAATATAAAAGCTAAAATAAAAAAGATCAAGTCTCAATTAAAAGATGAGACTCCTCCTGACAGATGTTACACACCTATTCCTGACGGAGCTGCAGGTAACATGAAACTACCTAGGATGTGTACCTATTGTTCTCATAAATTTGAATGCCACGCTGATGCAAACGATGGTAAGGGTTTACGTGTCTTTGAATATTCTAAAGGTTTAAATTATCTAACTAAGACTGTTCGAGAACCTAAAGTGAACGAGATAACTCACAAGATAATACAATAAATATGAATTATAAATTTAACGAAGAAAATACGATACAACAAATCAAACGATATATAGATCAAACCTACGACAGGCACTATGCTAATGGTAAGTATCAAGCAACTGATATGATTATAGATGCAGGACATGGAGAAGGTTTTTGTATAGGTAATATTATGAAGTATGCCATGCGTTATGGTAAAAAGAACGGAAAAAATCAAGGGGATTTGCTAAAGATTATACACTATGCTATAATAGCCATTCACTTGTGGGAGCAAGATCAAAGGAGTGATAATGATTAAAGAGTACTTAGGAATTCAAATAGATTATAATAAAGACAGAAAGTTAGATAAATTTAGTGTTGATACTCTTCAGGATAGATACTTTTGGGAAAATGAAACAAGTCCACAAGAAGCATTTGCAAGAGCTGCAGTTTTTGGAGCTACTTATAAAGGTAATATAAATTTTAATTTAGCACAGAGGTTATATAATTATGCATCCGATCATTGGTTTATGTTTAGTACTCCTATACTTAGCAACGGGGGAACAACTCGTGGCTTACCTATTAGCTGCTTTCTCAACTACGTACCTGATTCGAGGGTTGGTCTTTCTGATCACTATGATGAAAACATATGGCTCGCAAGTTCAGGTGGAGGTATCGGTGGATATTGGGGAGATGTTAGGAGTGATGGGGTGTCAACTGGCAACGGTTCTCGTTCTACTGGATCAATCCCGTTTATGCATGTCGTAGACTCTCAAATGCTTGCCTTCAATCAAGGCACTACAAGACGAGGAAGTTATGCTGCATACTCAGATATATCTCACCCTGAGATTGAAGAGTTTATTAATATGCGTAAATCATCAGGTGGTGATATCAATAGAAAAAATCTTAACCTACACAATGCAGTCAACATAACAAATGAATTTTTAGAAGCTGTTAAGACGGATGATGAGTGGAGACTAATAGACCCTAAAACTAACGAGCCTACTAAAGTTATTAGTGCTAGAGAATTATGGATGCGATTACTCGAAGCTCGTGCCGAAACTGGAGAGCCTTATCTTGTAAACATTGACACATGTAATGAAGCACTTCCGAAGCAACAAAAAGAATTAGGATTACAAATCAATCAAAGTAATTTATGCTCTGAAATTACATTACCCACTAACGAAGAACGAACTGCTGTGTGCTGTTTGTCAAGTGTAAATTTAGAGTATTATGATAAATGGAAAAACAATCCAGAGTTTATAGATGATCTAATAACAATGCTTGATAACGTGTTAGAACATTTTATCAGTGATATTGTCCACACAGAAAAACTCGGTGGTTATACTGCAAATTTTAAAAGGTTTAAAAATTATGTCAAAGAAGGTAAAGAAGGTTTGGTCAAGGCTGCATACTCAGCATACAGAGAACGCTCAATTGGATTGGGTGCAATGGGATTCCACGCATACCTCCAAAGCAAAGGATTATCTTTTAATGGTTTACAACAGACTGGGATTAACAATGGAATATTTAAACATATCAAAACCAAATCTTTACAAGCTACTGAACTTCTTTCTGAAGAAAGGGGTGAAGCTCCTGATATACATGGTAGCAATAAGCGTAACTCTCATCTTTTGGCTGTTGCTCCTAATGCCAGTAGTAGTATTATATGTGGTGGTACTTCCCCTAGTATTGAACCATATCGTGCTAACGTATAAAAAGAAATATTTAAAACAGCAGATGAAATAAATCAATTACATTTAGTAGAACATGCAAAGATAAGACAAGAATATATTTGCCAAAGTCAAAGTGTAAATCTTTTCTTTGTACCACCAAAAGCTACTGAGTCTCAAACAGTACACGATGAATTCTTACAATACTTAAATGATGTACATTGGTATGCTATGCATAATTTAAAATCGTTATACTATTTAAGGTCCGATGCTGCTAAGTCTGCAGAAAATGTAAACGTAAGAATACCTAGAATTAATTTAGAAGACACAGAATGTATAAGCTGTGAAGGATAAGATATGACAGAAGAAAAATTTGATACAATGTACGAGGGCAGATTTGATGCTCTTCAAAAGAAATATGAAGCTGAGATAGCTATTGCAAAAACTGAAATAGATACTTATTTTCAATTAAGTGTTGGAGTAGCTGAGCATCCTCACATTATTGAATCAATGGATTTACTATTAGAAAAAATTGCAACTGCTCAAGAAAAACTAGAGTTACTACTCAAGGAGTTTTAATGGAAGATTCATTTAGTGAGTTCTGCAGACGTATGTGGTTAGATCATTGCGATGAAAACAAAACACCACACTCTACAACATACACAGAACAAGAATATAAAAAACAATTTAACAAATGGCTACTTAAAAAGTATGCCGAAACAAAGGAAAATACATGAGCTTATTAGGAACACAAAATTATTTTAAACCATTCGAGCATCCTTGGATGTTTGATTACTGGGATTTACAACAACAGATGCATTGGATACCCAACGATGTACCACTAAATACAGATGTAAAAGATTGGAACAATCATCTAACAGATGAAGAACGTAACTTAGTTAAACAAATCTTTAGATTGTTTACTCAATCTGATGTAGATGTTGGTGCAGCTTATACTCATAAGTATATGAAATTGTTCAGAAAACCTGAAGCTCAACTTATGATGTCAGCGTTTGCCAACATGGAAGGGATACATCAGGTAGCTTACAGTCAGCTTTTAGAAACAATCGGCATGCCTGACAAAGAGTACAAAGCATTTGCTGAGTATGAAGAGATGGCTAACAAACATGAGTATCTTTTAAACTTTAAACCTACTCGTAAGAACAAACGAGAGATTGCGAAAGCTCTTGCGGTTTACTCAGGATTCACAGAAGGACTACAGTTATTTAGTAGCTTTGCAATCTTGTTAAACTTTCCAAGGTATGGTAAAATGAAAGGCATGGGTCAGATTGTTACGTACTCTATACGTGACGAGTCCTTACATGTTGAAGCTATGACTAAACTCTTTAGAGAATTTGTGAAAGAGAATCCGGATATATGGACTGACGATCTAAAGAAAGAACTGTATGATATCTGTAGAAAGATGGTAGAACTAGAAGATAAGTTTCTTGATTTAGTATTTGAGATGGGTAATCTAGAAGGATTAACTAAGGATGAAATGTATGCTTACAACAGATACATAGCTGACAGAAGATTACTACAGTTGGGATTAAAACCAAACTTTAAACAAAAAAACAATCCGTTGGAGTGGATTGATGAAGTGATCGGTGTTGAACATCAAAACTTTTTTGAAGGTAAAGCAACATCATATATGAAAGCAGGGTTAAGAGGAAATCATGGAAGTTTAACTTTTACGGAATTGCAAAATGAAAAAGAATGAAGCTACACTAATTAGTTATAAATTAGTTATAAATCAAAAAGGAAAAGTTTATAGTGAACGTAGTATTAGTGATATAGATCAGATCGAAGAACGATTTAATCCTATTATGTTTAATACTTTAAAGACTACATTACGCACAGCTAGTGCAGAACTAGATACTATACATAATAAAATAGAAGCAGACTTAAACTGTAGAATACAATAGTTAATTAGCTAGAGGATTATCACTATCTTCTAGCTTCTCTACATCTTTTTCTAATTGCCTGACAGCAACTGACAGTCCTTCAAACTGAGACTGTAATAAATTTATGGAGTCTAACTTAGATATCACACCTGTGTTTTCAGCATCTAAAGTTTTATTGATGTACGCAATAGAAGTATCTAAAGCTTCAAATCTTTTTTCAATCTCACCTAGACCATCATCAGTTTCTTCGGTCTTAGCTATTTTAGTTTCAAGGTTTTCTAACCTATTTACATAAGTAGCTCCTGTATATCCAAAGCCTGCAAGTGTACCTACAATACTTACTAAAGCTATTAGCTGTGTAGTTTTATTTTCAAACCATTCCATATTTTTCTCCGTTATAAGTTAGGTTGCATGTTTATCATATCACCTAATGTTTCTAGACTAGCACCTGCTAATCCATAAAAAGCCTGTGTGTTATCATCTAAGATTGCACCTGCATAGATTGCTCTAGGCTCGTACCACGTATCTTGTTGTGGTATCTGTGCATCTTTGTAACTATCAAAGCCTGCAACGTATCCTAAGTAAGCTACAAGAGTTGTACTATCTGCGTACTGTCCTGTCTCTTCTTGTTGTTGTTCAGCCTCGTCTTGTTGTTCTTTAATATTGTTTGCTATTATTTGGTCGGCTACTTGGTCAGCTTCAGAGGCTGTCATAACTCCTGAGACTGCTGTATCAATCTCACCTTGCATGTCTTGGACCTGTACATCAGCCATCATAACTTGAGGGGAATCATCTAATGTAGGCATCGGTGTAATACTAAAAGATGTTGAACCTCCAACTGAAGACTCTCCTCCTGTGCTCATTGATAAGACCTGATTCGTCTGTACGTTAGATGAGGCTATTTGGTCTGATATACTAGGAGAATTACTTGTACTTACCCCACCACTAGAAGTACCACTAGAAGCTCCATACGTGCCCGTAGAGGAACTTAAGCTATTTGAACTACTACTGGTATAGGTAGCACTACTAACGCTGTTAGAAGCTGTTCTAATTGTGCCGGCTACAACGTCCAAAGCAGAGACACGAACTGAACTTCTACGTTCATCTTCCGGTTTACTCTCGTCTTCTTCTGCAAATAGTTCTTCAACTACTTCCCTTTCTTCGTGGACTTCTTCTTCACGAAAGTTGTCTTGTATTTCTTCTGTAACTTCTTCGTTAGTTTCTGCGAGTCTTTCTTCAAGTCTTTCTTCAACTTCACCCACTTCTTCTTCAAACCACTCGTCAAGTTCTTCCATTGTTTCAAAGCTTTCTCTTTCCATTTCTTCATGTACAATTTCATTTTCGATTTCCTCTATTATTATTAATTCATTTATAAACAAAACTTCATCAATCGGAAGCACGTCATACGTAACAACTTCATGATGTTCTTGTTCTATCTCCCACACATCCATTAAAGGTTCTATGTCTATGTAGTCTTCGTGTGGTGTAGAATCCCAGTCAACCATTCCATCTTCGTTAAACTGTAAATCGTCACCAAACCATTCGTCTACTTGTTCTTGTCCAAACTCTTCAACGTCTATTGCATACCACTCTTCATCTGTGAGTTCTAACCCTAAGTAAGGGTCTTCTTCATAACCTCCTCCATCCTGATGATGTTCTTCTTCATATCCATAATCTACATTACTATCATCAAAGAAAGCTACCGATGCTTCTTGTGTATACCCTGCACAGAACGGAGCATACTGAGGGTCTTCTTGACATTGTTGGTCATCGTAGGCTTCCCAATAATTAGGGCATGCCATATCATGCAAAGAATCTAAACCACATTGTTGTGTAAGATAAGCTGCTGCATAGCCTGAACAACTAGAATCATTTAAAGGGTCACTACAATCTGTAGCATTTCCCGACCCTACTCCATACAAACTACCACCATTTTCTAGTGCTGTATTACTAGACGTGTCATTCCAATTTGTATTAACACATGTACCTGCAACATTAGTTGTACCTGTATTACATTCATCATGAAAAAGGTACTGGTATGCTTGTGATGTTGAACCTGTTTCACCTATCAAAACATCATGATTAATTATATCTAAACCACCATATCTAAATTCAAATGTGTCATTGGTCCAGAGTATAACTTCAAAGCTATTGTCCGAACCACTCCT